TGCCAGAAAAGAATGAGTTTAAATCGCTTGGATGCGTAAAGACAAATCCATTTCTGATCCATTGAATCGTATCAGTTCTATCTAAAGCCGCACAGAGATTTTGGCTGTTTGCACCGAGATGACTGGCAATCAAAAGATATCGTTTCATCCATAATAGATTAGCTAAATTGGAAAAAATTATGCCACAATTAATAACTAATACAGTTAATTAGAAAGGTAACTATTATGGCATGGTACGATTTATTTAAAATATTTACATATGCCTTCACTCAAGATCCTTTGAGTAGGAAGTCAGATGTAAAAGACTTTCCGAGTGCGGGCGTCTCAAGTCCCGACTCAATATTGGACCTAAGAAACCTTGAGTCGATGTCTCAAGGTGGCGCATTTATAAGAGTCCAAAACGAGCTTGTAGACACAACAAGCTCAACCAATCGAACAAACCGATATAAAGAATATGACCGACTAGTATTAAGTATACCTGAAATCGAGATGGCAATGACGGTCTTTGCCGATGAAGCCTGCGTTGCGGGCGACACACCAATCTCAACAGTATATCACGGTCCAAAATCAATCGAATGGCTAGCAAAGAACAAAGGCGAAGACAAATTCCCTGTCTATTGCTATGACTTTGAAACGGAAGATTACACAATCGGCTGGGCCTTTGCTCCACGATTCGTTAAATTCGCTGATACCGTACAAATAGTTCTGGATAATGGAACAGTAGAAACGATTACTCCAGATCATAGAATCTTAAAACGAGATGGAGAATGGCGTTTTGCTGGTGACTTAAAGTTTGGCGATGAATTAATGCCATTCTATAGAGTTCCAGCCAATCAACATCAGACCAAGATACTAACCAATCAATTCCCAAGAATACGTACACTCAATCAAGGCTGGATACATGAAAGACAGTTTATTGATGAGTGGAGACTTGGTGAGAAGCAAGAACAATATGACTTAATAAATTATGTCGCACGTTTGGTTGATAGTGGCTATACCCCTAAACAAATCGTGAAACAAACTGGTCGTGAATGGCAGAACGTTGTTTACTGGTTGACTAAACATGGCTTCTCTTACAAGGAATTGAAGTATTTAGCAAAGAAAAAAGATCGTAGGCGTGTAGTTGGCGTTTTGCCACATAAGAGCATGGCCGTTTATGATCTTTCAGTAGAGAAACACAAGAATTTCTGTACGACTTCTTGTGTTATGCATAATTGTCAAAAAGATGAAGAAGGAAAGTGCTTTAAAATAGTTTGTGCTAACAAAGATATTACGGAGGAACTTAACTTCCTGTTCTTCAATCGTGACATGTTGAACATGGATCAAAGGACGATGTGGGACAAAGCAAAGCGTTTATTCATTAAGGGCGATGAATTTTGGGAAGTCATTATCAATCCAGACAACCCGAAAGAAGGAATTTTTAAGCTTAATGATCTTCCACCAGAAACCATGTTCCGCATCGAGACGATTAAGGGCAAGGTATTAGAATTCCAGCAGTCGAAGGAATCGCCAGATTATCAGGCTATTGTAAAGTCTCCAATCACAACTGCCACAGAAGCGGAATTGCAACAATCTACCGCAATACGCTTTTCACCAGACCAGATGATTCATTTGAAGATTGGAGATTATAGAAAGACCTTCTATCCTTATGGTGTTTCTTTAATCGAACCTGCGCGTGGTCCTGCCCATCAGTTGAGAATGATGGAAGACGCGATGGTTATATACAGATTAACTCGCGCACCAGAACGTAGATGTTTCTATATTGACGTTGGACAGCTTCCACCATATAAGGCTGAAGCCTTTATGGATAGAATTAAGGAACAGTTTAGAAAGAAGAAAGTTCCAAGGAATCAGTTTGCTCAGGGCGGTCCATCTGTTGTAGAAGAAAGGTGGCACGCGCCCGCACAAGACGAAGACATTTGGGTTCCAATTAGACCACAATCGAACACCAGAATCGAAACACTCCCTGGTGCGCAAAATCTTGGCGAAATTGACGACGCCGTTTACTTTAGAAACAAGTTGTTCACAGCATTGAATTTCCCAAAGAATTACTTCTCTTTGGAAGATCCAAATGCAACAAGAATTACCTTATCAGCACAGGATGTCAAGTTTGCCAGAATGATCGAGCGTCTACAGTCGCATCTTGAAGAAGCGTTGTATCAGGTTGCGGATAGACATTTAAAGCTTCGTGGCTTTCCAACAGAAGCTTATGAAGATTTGACAATTAAGATGACGCCTCCTTCGGATTGGCGTGAATTAAGCCGTGCTGAGATTGTAACAAATAGAATCAACAATGCTAATAGCTTAAAGGGTTCGGTATTATTGTCTGACTTTGACATATTAACGAAATGGATGAAGTATACCGAAGATGAAGCTAAGGAAATTATTGCTAGGGTTAAAGTACAAAAACTAGAAGACTTAAAGCTTCAAATATTGGCACAAAATCCAACGTTATTGGGTGTTGGTTTACCAGGACAGGGCGAACAAGAAATTGGCGCACAACCAGGCGGGCCAGCAGCGCCACTTCCTCCAGAAGGTATGCCTCCAGGTGGAGCGCCAGGCGCACCTCCAGGTGGAGCGCCAGGAGCGCCGCCAGTGCCAGGCGGTCCAGCGGGCGGGCCACCTATGCCGCCACCACCACAACCAGGACCACAGGAAGGGCCAGGTATGTTACCGCCAGCGGGACAGGCTAAACCGTTGCCGACGCCATCCGACAATGACATTATTAAATACGATATGGAAATTCAGGATTATGAAAGTGAGATTGATGTGGAAGAACCTGATCCAACCGAAGAAGGAGAGTGATGGATGTAAGAATGGCACCTAAGATTGCAATGCATAACAAGTCAAAACTCGAAAAGGTGGTAGAGTGCGCTTGTTATCATTGCATAAAGGTATTTAAGACTTCTGAAATTGTGGAGTGGACAGACAAAGAAAAAGACACAGCAATTTGTCCTTACTGTTCAGTCGATGCAGTATTGCCAGTGTGTGAAGAAACAGAGAAAGACACTTCTTTTTTAACCGCTATACACAAATATTGGTTTTAATAAGTATAGCTAAAGAAGAGACAATTAAGGAGGATTATGCATCATCACCATAAAATAGTCAAAGGAAGTATTACAATTGGAAGTGGATTCTATGAAACAGAAGTTATTCTAGATTCGTCTATTGTAATCCATAAGGTTTATGCTTCCATTGAGGCAGATAGCCCACCAGTTTGTGTTGGCAATATTGATATGGTTGGCATCGTGAAAAAGGACGATCACTCGTTTGTATTATACACTGATATCAAGAGTAATATTGCGACAGTATATTGGTTGGTAGAGTACTAGAAATATGTGGATAGCCGTAAACAAGAGAAATGTAATTGTAGCGGTTTCTGAGCATCCTTTTTCCATGTCGGGACACACAGTTATTGAAAGCAACGAGTCTAAAAGTCGATGCTTTCAATTGATTGGAACAAAACTTAGAAAGGAAACCCCGATAAAAGACATAAGAGTTGCGTTCATTTGTAATTGGAATGATAATTGCGGCATTAGTACATATAGCAAATTTTTAGTCGAAGCATTGATTCCAAAAGTGAAAGAGCTTCATGTATTTTCAGAGGAAGGTCTTTCAGAAAATGATCCATCTTATGTAACAAGATGTTGGCGACGTGGCAACAGTCTGAAGGTTCTGACGGATAAACTATTAACCTGGAAACCCGATTACATTATCATCCAACATGAATTTGGCATCTTCCCAAAAGCCACTTTTTTCCTCCCATTTCTACAAAGCATAGAGGACATGCCTTATATTGTCACAATGCATTCTGTCTACGAACATCTAGACAAGACGATTTGCACGTCAGCAATAAAGAATATCGTTGTCCATACTGACGAAGGTAAAGAAGTTTTAAGAAAGCTAGGTAACACTAATAAGATTTTTGTTGTTCCACATGGTTGTGTGAAATTTGACGAAAACGAAAAGACGGAACTTTGGAACATATTTCAAAGTCCTTACACGATAGTTCAGTTTGGCTTTGGGTTCTTCTATAAGGGCGTTGACAGAATGCTTGATGCTGTGCATTATCTTAAGAAGACTGATCCAAAGTTTAAAGATATCTTCTATTGTTACCTTTGTAGCGAAAATCAACACACAAACCTAGTTCATGCGCGATACTATGATTTCCTGGTTGAAAGAATTAATGAATTGGAACTGCATGACAATGTTGCGATAATAAGAAAATTTCAGAGTGAACAAGCCATAAAGAATTACTTAAGGACAGCAAAGATAGCGGTATTTCCTTATGTAAGTGATCCAAAGAATATGGTTTATGGTGCGTCAGGAGCTATTAGGGTGGCGATGGCTTGTGGTACGCCTGTTATTGCCAGTAATTGTCACCAATTTGATGATTTGAAAGGTATTGTGCCAAGGCCAGGAAATTACAAAGATTTAGCCAAAGAAATTGACAAAATATTCAGTGACGAAAATTATCGCAATCACATCAAAGTGTCTATGAA